CGATTGCCAGTTAATCCTTTTTTAGTTCCTGCTATTGATAAATCCTGACAAGGACTTCCGAATGTGATAATGTCTACAGGTTCAATTGCACCACCATCTATTTGACTGATTTCACCTAAGTGTTCAACAAACGGCATACGTTTTGTTGTTACTCTTATGGGGAATGGTTCAACTTCAGATGCCCATACAGGCTTAATGCCGGAAAGGAGTCCTGCAAGCTCAAATCCACCAGAACCAGAGAATAAACTGCCAAGTGTAAGGTTTTGTTTTAGTTTATAATCCATTAATTAATTTCCTTTTTACGTAATTCGTGTACTTTATTAAACATATCAGCAACGCCAACTTTGTCGCATTTCCCTATTTCAAGAATGTTGTCTATAGCATCATTCCAGCCAAACGAATAATATTTATGAACATTTTCAGCACTGTTTAAAATAGTACGAATTAAATTTGTTTTATCGTTTTTATTTTTAGTTTCTTTTGTATTTTCATGATTTGCTTTTTTAAGTTGTTTGTTTTCTTCTTTTAATTCTTCAATTGCAATCAATGAAAAATTCAATAAATCAACATCTGAAAAATTACCACGATAAAAATTATCTAAACAAAGACGATTTTTTAATTCTCTTTCTATATCAATATTTCCAACAAATCCATCATGTTTTTTTTCTGATAATCTGGTATTTTTAATCTTATTGAACTCATCAGCTAAATTGTTATAAACATCACAGAGATATTGGATTTCTTCTGCGGCATAATCCAAAGCAACATTAACGCACCACTCAAGATATTCAGAAAACATACAGCTTTTACAACGATCAGGCGCTTCAGTTTTATTACTGCAATTCCTCAAGGTTTCAATAAGCGTATCTTTATATAAATGTTGTTTGTGTTGATTATTGTTGTTATTTTGATTATTTTTCTTTGTCATAACAACCTTGGCGAGGAAACCCACAGGCTTGCCTGTGGGCAGAATCGCCTCTACCTTTCCTTTTTTGAATTAGTTTTGATTTATTTTTTATGTTTTTGTGTACAAACAATATATCAAAGTAACGATTTAATTTTAGCCCTTGTTTTTGTCCCAACAATACCATCAACAACCAATTTATACTTCTTTTGAAATGCTTTTACAGCGGTTAGTGTTTTGTCACCAAAAATACCATCAACCGTTAATCCTGAATGCATAATTCTGTTTAAGCATTTCTGAAGTTTTTTTACTTGATTGCCTTCATCACCTTTTATAAGATCAGTTGTGGGGTAGGGGAGTTGTTCCTTTGGATAGCTACCCGGTTTAAGTGTTGCAGTATTAACATCAATAGGATATCCAAGACCTGAAACAGTTCCTTTATCACTAAACTGATGTATATCGTATCGACTTTTGTATGTAGCACGAGGATACTGCGCAAGCCAAATAGCATATTCTGAACGAATTTTACCAATTTTACTTTCAAAATAGTATTTATTAGCATAAACACCTGCCGCATAACCAGATGCTTCAATAACATCACAAAAGGCATTACAAATATTAGCTGAAGCGGTTTTACCAAGATTTGCCTGTACAGAATCTTCAAAGTCAATGAAGATAGGATAATGCAAAATACGATCATTAATTAATTTCAAACAATAATTCGCTTCTTTTTTAGCGGCAGAAATTGTCTTCGCCTTACTGTAATAGTAAAGTCCAATTTTCATTCCTGCTTTTATTGCATTTTTATAATTATTTTCAAATGACGCATCCTTGTTTAACGGATCGCGACCCGCAAAACCACAACGAAGAATTACAAAAGAGTAACCAGAATTCTTCGCTTTCTTAAATTGATCTACACTGATTTTTCCTTGCCAGTTTGAAATATCAAAACCTTTATAACTCATCTTTCACCCCATCAGACTTTTGATTTTAGCTCTTGTTTTCGTTCCTACAATTCCATCAACAGCAAGTTTATATTTTTTCTGAAAATCTTTAACCGCTTTCAGTGTTTTATCACCAAATACACCATCAACGGTTAAATTCGCCTTCGTAAGTTTATTAAGGCATTTCTGCAACCTTTTTACCTGTTCTCCTTTTGAACCTTTTTTTAAATCAACTGTTGGATATACAGGTGTTTTCGCTGTTTCCTTTTTAATTGAAGATTCGTTTTTAATATAACATGACCAAACCTGTTTAACTAAACCTTTCATTGTGGTTTCATAACAGTACCAACCATCATGCCTTCGACCGCCCGGGTCGTGCATATAAAGATAATTTTTACCGTTAGATACCTTATGACCTGAAACTGCAAGGAAATGACCACCAGTCGTCCATGTTACTCCACCACGTGTGCCTTTCCCAAACAGGATAATACCTCTACGCCCATTCTTCGCCATTTCCTTAAAGAAAGCAGGCATAGTTTCATGATTGATTACAGTAAAACCATACTTTTTAAGAGCCGCACCAATACCCGACCAATAAGTTCCTTTGCCAGCCGCACAATAGCCGTTATTCAACATATATTTTCTAATAGTTTCCGGTGTAACAGACCCATGTGAAGGATGAGAGGCAATAACATCAGCACAAGAGGTCGGGCCACATCCTGAACTATGCATATTGTATGTTGCGTTCGGGTAATAATGTTTTCCCCATCTTGAATCATATTGACGGAATGTTTTCACTGTTGTAACTCTACTCAATAGAATCACCACCTTCATCCGGTAATTCTTCGGTTACTTCAAACTGTTCAGTATAAACATCGGGTTTTTTCATATCTTTGAGCAGACGGGTATACCCAGTACCTTCACACGCTTCTTCTGTATAGTCATTATTCTTGTAATGAGATGCAAATCCCCATACAAACGCAGTTAAAACAGTCAGTGCAATTTTCTGAAGCGATGCGATCTGAGCATCATCAAAACTGATAATATGAAACGCAGTAAGAAAATCGAGAACCGCTGTAATAACCGCGGCTAACGTCCGTTTTCGTGTTCCGCTGTTCATACCTAATAACCTGTTGACAATGTTATTCAAATAATAATCCCTCCTTTTCGATAAATAGATTGAAATAAAGTGAATAATAAATTATTTGTGAACATCTACATCATCCTCTTAGTAAATCTTCAGCAATATCAGCATATTTATCTCTGATATACATTTTGTGTCGTGTTCTTCTAAAACCAACACTTTCGCCACCTCTGTTAATCAGTCCGTTTACAGAATGAAAAATATAATTGTTTTCAAATAATTTCTTAATTCCTTTTCGATTAATCTGTTTTATAATGATCCCTCTTTTCTTGTTATTATTTTGTATTTTCATTTTTATTTACCTTCTCTTAACACAAAAAATGTTGTGGGGGTATTGCGAACAACAACCCCACCACACAAAGAAAAGAGAAAGACAAAGAAAAATGAGGATAGTAGAGACAGAGTTTACCATCTCTACCATAAAAGGGTAATAGCAATTATTTTAACGTATTAAATTAATATATCATCTGAAATAGCGCAAGTTGTTGAAATTTTAACAATTATCACAGATCGTATATTGATTCGTTTTTATAACCCAAATACAATTCACTTTTAATTGGTGTGTCTACTTTTGCTGCGTTTTCTTTTCCACCTGCGTTTACTTTCTTTGCGGTGTTTATCCTGACATTCTTTGCAACGCACACTTTTAGTGTTTTTTGCACGTACAACAAATTCTTTGCCGCAGTCAATACAAGTTATAACTTTTGTCATTTTTGGGATATAACCAACGCAGTCAAAACAGTATTTTCTGTTTTGGTATTTATTGTTCTTAATTAATCTTCCGCATTCCTGACATTTTGTAAAGTTTTCACCGAGATAATTCATATATTCATACCCAAGTTCCCTGAAATCAGATATTGATAATACATTTTCACCATCCAGATTTATAAAAGTCACACGACAACTTAAATTCTCTAACCGTTTTGGGAATTCAAGCAACCCGTCTTGATAAAGTTTGTTTAAGTATTTGTATCTGTCTGTTGATTTACATGAGATTCTTGCAAGAGAAAATACTTCTTTTACCGGATTGTTTACCCAGCCATTGTTTTTATCATTACGCATATTTCCAAGCTTTGCTAAACAAAGAAGGGTAAACGCAAGACGTTTTAATACTTTTCCGTTGATTTTTGATATAGTATTAAGTTCAGTAGATGTAACAGAAATATTGTTGATTTCATGCAATCTGTATTTTCCTGCGTTCTTTGCGATTTTTTCTACAACGTCTTCAAGAACGGTTTTTGAAAAATTATAACAAGGCAGGTTTTTATCCATAAATTCGATCAGAAGCCTTGAAATTTTCTTTCTTCTATAACCTTCGTTGTAATAGTATTTTGCAAGGATTGATAATGTACGGAACGGTTTTTTAGAATCTATAACATTTTCCTTTAAACAGTTTTCCGCATATTCCTTTTCGTTTAAAATAATCATGTAAAACCATCACCCCGATAATCAATCTGAACTGTATGCATAACAAACTGGAGATCACAGTATGTAAACTCACCGCCGCCTTTTACAACCACCGGAAAAGAAATGCAGTTGTTATTTTGTTTTAGTAAATTGCTGAAAGCAGTTTCTCCTGCTATATCCCAAAAGAACTGTTTTGCACTGTCATTTTTATAACATATGTCGGCTAAAATATCGCATAGCTCATCTTCGTTCGTACAAATCGTTTCACACTGCCTCCGAAAATCAAGAACAATTAATGCTTTCTGTTGAGTAATTTCAAATGAATCCATATGTTCAGATTTTTGTTTTTTTCTGAAATTATGCATCCTCATTTTATATTCCTCATAAAGATTAAAAATCTCACTATAGACGTTTTGACTGTATTCAACACCGCACTTCAAAACAGAATAGTCAAAATCAGGAGGTTTGCTTTTCTTTGAAAGATAACCGTTAAATTCTTTCTCAAACAGCCAACAGATACGGTTAATTGTACATACATTTGCACCAACAGGTGGATCATACCTTTTTAAACATTCAGTCATTTCTTCGGTTTTTGGCTCATAATCAATTAAATCGTTTACGTTTTTAATCCCATAATGGCAGAACCGCATAAGCGCACCGTTATCTGTGTTTTTTATATACTTATTGTTTTTTGCCTGCAAATCAGAATAAACATAAATCATAAAATATGGCTTTCTGTAAGCGGCAATTTTCTGATTAAACATTTTTTTCTCAGCATCCTGTTTATTGTCATCACTGCGTACGATATTATCACGTAGATTATACCAGTAAGAGGGCATAGGTTTTGATACAATCCCTTTAATCTGATCAATTACATTCTGCTGAAACAACTGTCCACACATAATTCTGTAAGATAAGGTTTTATATTCCTCAGAATCAGGATGAAATCCTGCACGAACCTCAAACATGCTCGTAATGTGATTGGTTACAATACCGATTTCATCTGTAAATCCAAGTTTATTAGCTTCAATGATATCTTCCTCAGTTACAGTTTTCTTCTCTGCTTTTCTTTGAATACAAATGATTGTTGGTGTGTAAAGTGTGTTTTTAAGAAGTACAGGATTATCCGTAGTCATGAACAGATCGCCATCACAATCAGCGCCGTTCAGACTGTTTCTCGTTGAATCCCATGCATTTAGCACAATCGCTGTTTTAATATAACGATACCAGTATGCAGGCTCTGATTCTTTGTTTAGTTTTAATTTAACAATGTTATTGTGCCCGGTCATAGGCGCACGAAAACAAACAACTTCATCGGCATTGTTATCAATCCAATATTTATGATACATTTCGCCGGCTTTAAGAAGACCTGTAATTTCCATCCTGAACATACTCTGGCATAAAGCATATGGATCACCTGTAATAATTGCAAAATTAGCATTAATTCTTATTGCGCCTCGTTTGCACATCTGTATTCGTTTAGCAATCATATTCCATATTTTTCTGCGAATAAACGAATCGTTAATTAGATCAGGTTTAACCATAAGCGAACGTACGCAACTATCCAAACCGGATGAAAAAATATTATCTTCATTCAGGCCAAACCCACAGAGAAACGCAAGACTTTTACGATAATCCATACCGATAACCTCTTTGATTTCATCAATAGAAGGTTGACATAATTCCTGAATCTCATCATCGGTTAAATCATAACTCTGAAGAAACTGATAGTTTGTATTCCGTACACCTTCAAGTTCATCTGGGCAAACTTTAGTAACCGAAAACTCATAATGGTTTTCTTTGCAGTTCCTATAATAATCTTCCCATGAATCATAGCAATTCCATAATTTCAGCATAGATTCCGTAAGAATTACTTCGGCGTTTCTGACATCTCTGTAATCACCCCACACATCTTTAATTACATGCCGACCGGAAACAGTTTCAGCAAATTCAATAAAATCAAAAGGTATAAGCATACCTTTATTCCACGCATATCTTGTATTCATACCGGATAGCGGTTCGGCGTCTTCGACATTAATTCCATTTAGAAATGCGTTTACTTTTTTAGCGTAAGATGGGAGCATTAAACCATATCCGTCAGAATCATTGTTTTCAAGTTCATAATCCTCGAAATAACTCATAACAGGCTCATCTTCTTTTTCATCATCAAGTATGATGACGTTTTCCCTGAAGTGTGTTATACAGTCATTTACAACAATAATTCCTTCGGGTTCCGGTACAGGAACAGACCCCGAACAAATGAGTGCCTGATATGCTTCAAGTTTTGCAGGTACAAGCGGCACATCCTGATTCCTTCCGTTATCCATTCTGCGTTTAAGTTCCGGGTAAAGATCAGAATTGACATAAACAATCGTTGAATTCTTTATGCCGCCATTTGTGCCAAGAAACCGCCTGTAATGAATCCCGTTAACCGTAAAACCTTTGTTTGCACGATCATAATCTTTTTTGCTGTTCATGACAACGCAGATATAGTCTTTCTTAAACTGAAAACTGTACAAACGGTCATATAAATTACGAATAGCAATCTTCGTTTTGCGGCTTTTCGGTTTTCGTTTTTCAAGACGGATTTTATTCTGTAAAACCCTGATTTCCTGTTCTGAATCGCTAACGCCATTAAGCTCGTCAATAAACCGCATAAGCTGGCTGTCACTTATCGAAACTACAACATCGGGATAGTCTTTAACAGCCATATCAAGCGGAAGGGTAAGATTCCAATTTGATTTTTTAAGTTGTTTTGTATTGATTTTGTAAATTAAACGTAAACTCTTCTGTTTCAATAATCACCTGTTTTGTTTTAATTAAAATACCTCTGAAAATATCCTGTTTTGTTTGACTTATTCTTAACTTTCATCACCTCCATGAATAGTATAAACTGGGGCAGATGCCATGTACAAACCGGCAGCTCCTGAAATGTTGAACAAACTATTAATGCGTGAACAACAGGAATTACCACATAAACGTTATTCTTTGCTTCCGTTCTTTTCTTCTCCGGTACAGCTTGAATCCGCCAGCTTCTGCAAAATCCTCCGGATCTGCGCAAGTTTGTTTTCTATTGATGAGAAACACTGTTCGGTTTTGTCTTTAGTCATAACTGCCTCCTTTGTAGCTTTATTAATTTGACCCAATTATAACATAAATCTAATACTAATGCAATACCTTTATTGCATGCTTTATAAAAATCTTAATTTATTTTAAAAAATTACCATAGGAAAGGAGACAGGGCTGGATGATTGGTTTTACTTAAATTACCTGTAGAAACATCTTTTTTTTCAGGATCGTATCTCAAACAAATTATAAAAATCGGTTTTCTCCAAGTTTTAGAAAGAATAATGCGCACCAAATGAATAATATACCGATGCGGCAATAAAAACCGTTCTAAAAAACGAATAGATAACTTCTCGAAAAAAATATAAGGTGATATCCACCGCGGATTATTCATAAGCCGGATGTTATAAAAAAAAAAGAAAGAAAAAAAAAGAAAGAACAGAAAGAAAAGAAAAAAGAAAAGAAAAGAAAAGAAAAGAAAAGAAAAGAACCAAAAGAAAAGTAAAGTAAAGAAAAGTAAAGTAAATAGAATAGAAAGAGTAGAAAGAATAAAAAAGATAGAATAAAAAAATATAATATATATACGTATATAAATATTATTATATTATTCACTTAATATTATATATGTATATATATTAATATATGTTATACGTTCATAATATAATAATATAAATAATAATAATATATTTGTTATTGACTTATATATAAGCAAAATAAGTCAATAACAAGAATAGAGGTTATATAATAATTATTTCAGTTACGGATAAAAATCAATATTTTTCAGGTACGAATCTGCCGGTATGAACATAAATATATTCTCACACTTTTTTATAGAACAAATTATATGTTAAATGATAGATATATCTACTTTATTATAAAAATAGCTGTAAAAGACGAATATAATACTCTACAAAGAAATATTTGACTTATATTTACCCCGGTATAATCAATTACTCATATTTGATTATAGATCGTCGATAAGATTATACCGGTTCATATAAATTAAATATCCTAAGAAATATTAAGTTTTAATAGTATTATGATTTTTTATCCGTACACAATAAATAATAATATCCATTGGTAATTTGCGTTCATGACTTTGGTTTACTTTCCTGCGGTATATCCCCGTCATGTATTTACAAAAACGCAGGAAAGACTGGTGGTAATAATTTAATTTCGCTAAACACATTTACTGATGAATATTTATACGGTAATTCGCTCAATTAAATTATATTATACAGCTTAAATATTTCTGTCCAACCTGTTTGCAGATTATAAAAAAAAACATGTACACGACCATCTTCTCTGCCTGTAATTTCCACACATACGAAAATAAAAAATACAAGTCTAAAAACAGATATACGCCCAATAACACTGTAAAATACGCATATATTTTCAGGGCGATCCTGTAGCTTAAACATATTTATTACACAAACAAATAATCGTAAACAAAACGTATTGTTTGTAAAAACATAATGCGCTGCCATCTGTTTTTAATGTTGAAAATAAACGAGTTGAAGATGTGGCAGCTTGTATTTTCTTATATTTAAGAACAAAAGTATGGTGTGTTTTTAAGGTTAGATTAGTTAGGAAATCAGTGGGATGATAAGTGGGAGGATAAGTGGGAAGGGACACATGGGTGGCGAGGACGCTATATAACGCTGTTATATTATGTAAACCTATCCCAATGCTATGAAACAC